ATGTAAAATGAAAATACCATCTATAAATGTCTAAATCAAGCTTTACAACCTAAAGTAGTGGGACCCCTTTTTATATATAAGGGATTGATATATTAAAAAAACGTTTGAGAAATGAAATGAATAGGGACCCCTCACCCGTTAGGGTGAGGGTAGAAAGGTTACGCCCAATGTTTGAGCGCCTTTTGTTTAATTAAGATAGCGGGGCCACTTACCCAATCATCATAACCAAATGCGTATTTATCTTTTGTGAACGTAGATCTCCACAATGTTGTGGCTTCTGGATTAAGAGGAAGACTCATCAACTTACCCTCTTCATTTAAAAGCAATAGATCTCCATTAGGAAACGTAACTGCTTCAACCATACCGCCAACAAATGATGAGACCTCATCGTATTTAGGCTCATCTTTGTTATCTTCGATAATCTTAAACTCTGGTGCTTTTGTGTTTAGTTCCATGCTGACTCCACTACTCCACCATTTGTGGCTTTGTTTAAAGCTTCCAGATATTCTGTTTCTGTCATCATTAGATAACTTGTACAGAATGCATGCTTGTTAGCTTGCAACCCTGGTTGAAGTAAATAGTCAACCGCTTTATCTAAAATGTATTGTCTTTTAGATCCGCCCGGTTGAAACTCTTTTTTTAATGTTTTTGTCATATTATTCCTTTCTAGTTAATGGGACTATCCTATTCTACAATCTGCCCATTGTCAACCCTTTGAATAGAATATTCTGGACCCCACCTAGACTCATCATTCTTGACCTTGGCATATCCTTGGGTTTCTCGTCTGTGTCTAATAAACTCAATCGGTCGACCTTGTTCAACATTTTCCATGTTCAATGATAACCAACTAAATTTACATGATTGACTACAAAAATATTTATCTGAGTCTGGTGCTTGCCACCCCCATTGATTTGGTCCTTGGTCCATTGTAGCATATGCATATCGTCCACGAATGACACCTCTAGATTTTAGAAATCTATCTGTTGTAACTGTTTCATGACATGTTGGTCCTTGGCAAAAATGTTTATTTGTCATTGATATCCCTTTCATATTCTGTTGCTTGTAATTCCCCTACTGCTTTATTTAAAGCTGACAAAGATTTTTCTAGTGTTGCAATTCTATCTTCTAGAAATTTAAGCTTGTTTCTTTGAAAGTTGATATCTTTGTTTCTGTCTATTGTTTCAAAATGTAGTTCGTTTTGTTCAGCCATTTTTAGTGCCTCACTTTCCAAGTTGTCGTTGCAGTTCTATATCCATGACTATCTAAGTCATAATAAACATAATAAGGAACGCCTTGTTTAGATGTTCCATATCTTGACTTGTCGTCATGTTTGCCTTTTCTTGTAATGTGCTTCTTATGTTTAGAAGCCCAATAAGTTATGTAAAATGTTTTGTTTGTCATATTATACCTTTCTAATTGTAATGGGACTATCCTATAAGATAGTCCCATGATTGTCAAACTTTAATTTACGCTTTCTTCATATTTTTTTCTTGCCAATATTTTAGCTTCTCTTGATTGTTGTTTGTTCTTCATACCCTTAATCATACTAGCCAAATTACTTGGATTATAGATAGTCAATCCTGTTGAGTTAGTTCTAATTAATTCTGCCTCATCAACTTGTATTCCAAGTTCTGTTGCAAGTTCAATTCCCTCACTCAAGTATCTATATGCTTTCAATCCAATTTTTAACTGATCGCATTGTTTTTGAATTGTATCAATCCATGTTTTATGTTTCGTTACTAGATTACCTTTTGCAATTCGCCATGCCTCAAATTGTTCGTACTCGTCTTTGGTACAAGCAATAGCACGAGAACGACAATAAGAAGTTCCAATGACATCAAGATAATATGGCTCGTCAAATGTTTTTGCCATACCTATATTATCATTATAACGACCACTATATCCGAGTGCTTTCATACAAGCGTCAATGTGTTTTGTTTTGTGTGGGTTGTCTTTTTTTTCGGATTGTTGTGCAAAGATATCTGGGTTGCAATCCATAGCTTTTAAATCTTCTCTATAATATGCAACTGCAAACTCTCTACCCTCGTCTGTACTATATTCACTACCATTTAGATTTCCAAACAAACTAAAATCAAAATGTGATTTAGTTTCTTTTGGGTCATTGTCCTCGTCTAAATCTTCATTATGTGCAAAATAAAAACATTTATCTTTTGCAACAACATCACAAGGACTTCCATATTTCTTTTTGAAAGAACGCAACACCGAAACATCTTCTGGTGGATAAGACCTTTCAACAACTAACTTTGCAAGTTCACTTGCATATTTATAGTGATGATCTACACTCTCTCTTGCTTGAAGATATGCCTCTCGTTCTTGAGTATCTTCATTCTCAAAAACATCTTTTATTTTATTGAACAACTTATTTCGTAGTTCAGTATTCATTCTTATTTTTGTCATTTTGACCTTTCTGTTAATTAATTTATTTTTTTTGTTTTATACTATTGACATTATTTGTCAATAGGATTATATAGGAGATATTCCCTTTTGCTAATTACGGAATTAAAAAACTCAAATTAGTATGGGACTTGCACCAGAAAAAGCAAGTAGGATTATAGCAGTGTCGTCTAAACCACTGCTACTGATCCCTGATCCATTGTGCGTTTAGCTAGACGTTTGCGCCAGTAATTCCGGATAAGCGACTGGACATTCAACGATGGATCTGGGATCAGTCATTATTGACTGTGGAGATAAACACTATAACACTGGGGACGTGCTAGGGATCCTGTATGTATAGCAATCTGAAGCGCCTATACCCCCCGCGTAGCATAGTGACTGATCATTATTTGCTGGACCATTACGCTGGCGCGTTAATAAGCGTCTATGTAACAAACGAAAGGGTGGGATGGTCCTGCTAATGATACCAAGTTAGGGGGACCTACCGGAAGCCACAAGCTTCAAGCAGCAAGCTTGACAATTGTAAATAAAGGATTATATAGGAGATAGAATGAAAGAAAGTAAATACAGTTTTTTGTACCGGAACAGCGATGGGCACGTGATGCGGCCGGAAAATTTTCTAAACATAAACAAGGGAAGGACCCTGAGCAGGTCGCAGCTGCGAATGCTGGGAATCGAAAAAATTAAAAACCCGAGCTTCAAGCGGCAAGCAGCAAGCAACAAGCGGCAAGCCGGGACCTTGACAAGTTAAAAGATCTATAGTATAGGATAATAAAGGAGAAAGAAATATGAAAGTAAAAGAAGCTTTAAAAATTACAGAGTCATTTACTCGAACGTCTAAGATGCCTGGCCTGAGTTACAGCTTGCCAGCGTGGGCATGTCAAACCGGCTCCAAGCTTAGAAAAGTTAAGACTTCACCCTGCTATGGCTGCTATGCACTAAAAGGAAATTACACCAGGTACCCAGCAATCAGGGAGGCCCAGTATAGAAGGCTCGATGCTATTAATCATCCGCAATGGGTCACCGCAATGGCTGCTGTGATTAAGCGTCAAAAATGGTTCAGGTGGCACGACGCTGGAGATGTACAATCAAAAGAGCATATGCAAAAAATTATTGAAGTATGCAAACTCACACCTGACACGAAGCACTGGCTGCCAACGCAAGAGCGCCAGTACTTACCAGCCCCTGAAGATGTTCCGGAGAATTTAATAATTAGATTATCAGCTGCACGTGTAGACGGGACCGCTGGGAATGCCTGGTCTCACTCTTCAACGGTGGTGACAGATGGAAGCCCCAGCTGCCCGGCGCCAACTCAGGGCGGCCAGTGTTTAGATTGCCGAGCTTGCTGGAATAAAGACATAAAAAATGTTAGCTATGGTAAACACTAAAAATGACATTTGTATTTAAACATCCAAAATTTTACAGAATCCCAAGGGATAAATCGGATCAGGCCATTAGCAAACCCGACAATCTAGAAGTCGTTGATAGCGTGCGCCCTGGTCCGGGCCACAAGCCTCAAGCTCCAAGCAGCAAGCAGCAAGCTTCAAGCAAGGTTGGTTCGAAAGCTTCAAGCCTCAAGCAGCAAGCCACAAGCATCAAGCGCCAAGCTGTTCAAGATGATTGATGCAAGCATCAAGGCCTGAGCGGCAAGCGTCAAGCTTCAAGCCACAAGCGACAAGCTCCTGTATTCTCTTTCCTCTGTACAAGTAAACTTCTTCTTTCTCAAAAAGTTTTGAGCCTCGAGACAAGAGGCGAGAAACTAAGATGAAAGTATTCTGTGGATGCTTAATATGGAAGGCAATTTGATGAGGTGAGAACTTAATCTTGTTAGCTCTTGTTACCTTCAGCTCCAATGTAAAAAAGTGCCTATTAGTATTATAGCCCAATAGATCGGGAGTACCGAAAGCACTAAGATTTTCAAGTCTAGTCCAACTAATTTGCTTAGTATTTTTCTTAATTTCATGCCAAAATTTCGTTTCAGGTTTCATTAATATTCACCCTAACAGGTGCCTATGTAAGTATGAATTTTTTCAGTTTTGGTATCTGATTTTTGAGGTCTGGTTTAATCACAACTCTAACAGAAGGTTTGCCTATTATAGTCGATTCCTGAACTTCAATTGTACCAATCGGGAAAATATTTCCGCTGCCATTATCCATGTAGATCGTAGCATTGCTTACAGCGTTGCCTTTAGTACCATCTGTAAATTTGTCAAGATATTCTTGAAGGTGTCTTACGTACATTATTTTTTTGGTTCCTTTCCCTTGCCTGGACCTGATTTAATTATGTATTTAAATGTGCCATTGGCCCCTGATTCAACAGCTTTAACCAGGTGTTTAAACAGGTAGTTTTCTTTTAATTTTCGCTTAGCCTGCTCTGCATATTCAGTTAATTTCTTTGTGTCTCTCATGTATTGCCTTTTATAAAATGTTAGGGTAAAAGTCAAACATGGGATTACCTAAAAGATTAACAGAGAAACAGAAAAAATTCGCTGAGCTTATTGTGTATAACGACGGGAGCAGAGATGCTTGGGAGTGTGCAAAGGAAGCTGGCTATGGCCCAGGGTCTGACCTTGCAGCAAGAGTCGCCTCTTCAAAATTAACTAATCCTAAATTGTACCCTCTTGTAGTTAAGTACATTGGTGAGCTGCGCGAGGAAGCCAGAAAGAAATA